CTCCTATATTAATTTGTGTTCCATTTTGTAATATATAATCATAATAATAAATTATTGCATCATTATGATTAGTTGTATTAATACCTAAAGAGTCATAATTACCAACACCACAAACTGTTGAACCACCACCAGAACTACCATAATTAACAAACTCTGCATAGTATTTACCAGAACTACCACCATGTCCTGCCATAGTCATTCTTGACCAAACACTACTAGACCAAAAACTACCAGATGCTACTTCTAAATTACCATTAGAGTGAGTTAAACTTTGTCCTGTGTTTACACGAGGATTAAAGGTTGGATAATTTCCACTACTTGCCATATATAATATATCCTTTCATATTAACTACCAAATGTAGGACTATCAATAACTTGATGGTCTGCTCCTGCACTTGTTGAAAAATCATTATTATTTCCTGAACTGTCATTACCTAAATCACTTGCATTTTCAAATTTAAGATAAAATCCTGTTGTTCCATAATTACCTGTTGTTGTATGATAATCTTTTGGTACCCATACACCATTCTTTGTTTCACCAAAATAACTAGCATCATATGAATAACCATCTGCTAATATAACTTCTGCCATATATCCTGCTATAGGATAATCAAAATTTGCATTTGTATTACCTCCTACAACTATTTGTGTTGTGCTACAAAATCCAGTTTCATAATTTTGACTAGGATAAGTTGTAGTACCAGGATTATCACCATAAGTAATTAAACTTCCATTTATATAAGTTCTTGCACGATTAGTATTTGTTGATTGTGTAGTATCTATTCTATGTACTAAGTGCATCCAACCATTTGTATCTTTATAATTTCCTGCAGTATATTGTACTGCTTGAAGACCACCATTTATACCAAAAGATATTTTACCTTCATTACCTGTTCCATTATCTTCTGTTAAAAAATTTATAGAACTTGTTCTATTAACTGTTGATGCATCATCTGATTGTAATATAGCAGTTTGAAATTGATTAGTCTCAGCTCTTTTTATCCAAAAAGAAATAGTAAGAGTTCTTCTGTTTCCTGCACTACTAGGTGTTCTTGTTAATGCTTCATTAATATTTCTATCAAATCTCATAGATTGTTCTATCTGATAATCATAAAATCCTGCTCCACCTGCACTTGCTGCTGCTGCAGCTCCTGCTAATAAATTATTTTGAAAAACTCCCATTATGCGTATGCCTGTGAAATTACCATTTGTATATCTCCACCAACTCCATCACTAGATGCAGATACTACAATATAATCTAATCTATCTACTGCACCATTTGCTGTTGATAAGGTTGGGTCTGTACCACCTATAAATTTAAAATCTGCATTATATGCCATAGTTCCACTACCTCCACTCTGCACCAAGAAAATACTTCCTGTTTGTCCTGTTCTACATCCTGTAGGTTTAGCTAGTGTATGTGCTGCTGTAACTGTTGTACTAAAGTTTTGTGCATTACCAAAATTTAATGATACTGAAGTTATACCATTAATAGCTGTTGCACAAACAACTGCTGCTGCACTTTTTGTTAATTGTAATTGTCCTTCTAATGAAGTATTACCTGACACTCTTACAGTGCCTAAAAAACCAGAATTACCTGTTATAGTTGTAGCACCTGTAATTTTAGCAGTACCTCCTAATGAAGTATTTCCTGCAACATCTAATGTACCACCAACTGTAGTATTACCACTAACTCTAACTGTGCCTAAGAAACCTGCTGCACCACTTACTGTAGCTGTACTTAATAAATTAACTGCACCACCAACTGATACTGCACCACCTACTGACATAGCTCCTGCTATTGTTGCATGACCTCCAATATTTAAGTCACCAGATACAGATGCATTACCTGCAATATCTAATGTACTCCCAAGAGATACAGCACCTGTTATTGTTGCTGTGCCACCTATAGCAACATTACCTACAAAAATACTATTTCCTGATACACAAACATCATCATCAAAATCTACTTTATCACCAAATGTTTTATTAGTAAATGTTTGTGTTGCTGCTAATCCTGCTAAAGTATCTGCAGATGCAGGCAATACTAAACTTATATTACCAGAAAATGCAGAATGTGCAGGTGCTTTTATTTCTGCATAGTGTGCATTACCTGATTCACAATATAATCTTATTACAGATTCTGAACCTGCATTCTTAACATCTACTATACCACCACCTAAACTTACTGTACCACCAATAATAGCATTACCAGAAACAGATACATCATCTTTAAAATGTGCATAATCTGTAACACTTAATGTAGAACCAAGTTGTACTGCTCCTGCTATCGTTACATGTCCACCTACGTTTATATCTCCTGATACAGTAACATCACCATCAAAAGTTGTATTACCTGTTATAACTGCAGTACCACCAATAGAAGTATTACCTGCTACATCTAATGTGCTACCTAATGATACTGCTCCTGCAATAGTAGTATGACCTCCGATATTCATATCACCAGATACAGAAACATCTCCATCAAATGTTCCATTACCTACAACTGTAACTGTTCCACCTATATGTGCATTACCACCTATAGTTGCATTATTAACAGATATATTGCCTGTAATAACTGCAGGTACATTTGTTAAGTTTGCACCATCTCCAAAAAAAGCTGAAGCACATACTTTAGAACTTACATGTACATCTCCTTTAACTGTAACATTACCACCTAATGATACATTACCTGCTACATCAAGTGTACCACCAATACTTGTATTACCTGCTACAGTAGCTGTACCACCTATATTTATATTACCTGATACAGATACATCATCTTCAAACTCTGCTTTACCAGTTATATTAGATGTTCCACCCACAGAAATATTACTTGCTACTGTTAGTGTACTTGCTAAATTAACTGCACCATTTACACTTAATGTACTTTTTAAATGTGTAGCACCTTGTATTGTTGCAGTAGAAGATACATTTAATGTACCACCAACTTGTGCATTTGAAACTGATATATTACCTGTAATAGGTATACCTGTAATATTTGTACCATCACCATAAAATGCAGAAGCACAAACTTTTTCTGCAAATGTAGCATCACCACCTACACCTAATGTACCTGTTATTGTTGTATTACCTGCAACTGTTAATGTACTTGCTAAATGAGTAGCTCCTCCTACTGATAATGTTCCACCTATAGAAGCATTACCTGCAATTGTAGCTGTACCTCCAATATGTGCATCTCCACTTATACATACATCATTATCAAACTCTACCTTATCTCCAAAAGTTTTATTAGTTAATGTATCAGTAGTAGATGTTCCTACAAGTGTAGCAGAACTTGTTGGTAATGTTATTGTTAAATTACCACTATAAGAAGAATGTGGAGGTGATTGTAAAGCTGCATAATGAGCATTAGAAGATTCACAATATAATTTTATATTAGATTGAGAGCCTGTATTTTTAATAGCTATTTCACCACCAGATACCATTACAGCACCAGTTATAGTTGCAGTTCCTCCTACATTTAATGTACCTCCTACTATAGCATTAGATACAGATATATTACCTTCTATTGTTGCAGTTACACCAGATAAATTAGAACCATCTCCATAATATGCAGATGCACTAACTTTACCAAAAACTTGCATATTACCAGATACAGACATATCATCTGATACACCAAACTTACCTGCAACCATTACTTGACTTGTTGCTACTTGTAATGCAGTATTAACTCCATCACCTGTTTGAACATTTATTAAACTTGCACTAACTCCTTCATTAGCAGATACTGCCATTTTAAGAAGTTGTTTATAACTTTTAGATACTAATTTTCCTTCTAATGTACTCATACCATTTGCCACCATCTAGCTTTTGTTGTATCATCCCATGTAAATGAAGCACTTTCCCATGTTAAATTTCTACCTAATCTATCAGGTCTTGCATTTCTTACTGCAATATTTTCTCTAACATCTGGTGCTTTATTTTGTGGATGATTTTTTAAATCAAAATTACCATCAAAACAAGCAGGACATCTTAGTGTATTATAACTACTTAATTTCATAACTCTCATTGGATATACAAATCCACAAGAGTCACACATTGCTTTTGCGTTTGGAAAATTACTTCTAGCCATTAAATATATCCTAACTTAGGTTTAAAGTAAATACTTGCTCTTTCTTTATCTTCTTCCATTGCTCTTTTTAATGTTTCTTCATAACTTGTTTTTAACATACTAACTCTATCCATAGGTATACCTGGTCTTTTTTGTGATAGATAATAAGCTAAACCATATGTTAAACAAGGTAAAAATCTTTTAGGAATATTTGCATTTTGTCCTGCAGATTTATTTACATCTTCTAATTGTCTTATACCTTCTATGTTTAAAAGGTCTGTTGAATTTTGTGGAACAGGATATAAAAATATTGTAGGATTATCTACATTTCTCTTTATAGCATATTGTGTTGCTCTACCTGTTTGAAATTTATTAGGTAATACATTATACTCTTCAAATGATATTCTTTCTAATTGTGTTTCTGCTCCTGCAGCACTTGTTTTAGTTGTAACTACTAAAGCATCATTTACTGAATTTGCTAAATCATAACTTGTTACACTTGCTTGTACAGTTACTATAGTTGTGAAAGTTGACCATAGTAATACACCTCTATTTTGCCAATCATTTAATAGTAAATTAATTGACCTACGTGCCGACTGTGGTGTATGACCAAGAGTTTGTTCACCACCTATCATTTCAGTAGCTTCTTGAATTACTTCATCAATATCTAAATTAAAATCATATGTTCCTGAACTAGCCATATTTTTTATGTTTTTCCTTTAGTTGTTTTTTAGCTGCTTTTGCTAATCTTGATTGTTCTGGTTTACCACCAAACTTTGCTCTTTGTTCTAATACAGTTAGTATTTGTATTTT